GGAATCGTCTTCCACTTGCTGCCGCTCTTGCCGTACCAGCCTTCCTCCTTCGCGAGCGCGATGGTGATGAGCGGGCCTTGAATGCGCTCTCCGGTCGCCTTCTCAACGGCCCACGCGCGGCAACCCCATTCGTCCTTGCCGCGCTCGCCAACCCACTCGAACCGCAGCGCGCTGAACCGGCCGCACTGGTTGAACGACGCAATGAGGAACTTCGCCGACCATCCGGGTCGTCCGTGGACGATGTAGAGGTTCTGCATCACCATCAGGGGCGAAGCCCCGATGCGCTGTGCCATCTCCAGCGCGATGATGCAGTTCGGAAGGTTGTTCTGGAACTGAGCGGGTACGAGCGTAGACGCGGCAAGCGCCTTGCAGGCGCGCTGCATGAGTTCAAAGCCCTGCAGGTCGCCGAAGCCTGCGCGCACGACGGGCATACTCTGCTCGGGCGCCGACGGGCGCCGAAGCTCAGCGATACTGGCGGTTTTCGGTGCATCGAGAACGGTGGACATCTGGATTACCTCCTGAACTTGCAGTTGTCGTAGATCGGGCAGAACTTGGGCCCGCACAGCATGCTGCGCGGGTTGCCGGGAAACAGCCCGGCGTGAACCATGCGTGCGACGATTTCCAGCACGCCAGGTGAATCTGGCTCGCCAAGCAAGACATCGCGAGCACCGACGATCGTGCCGGTTCCGATGCGCTGCGCCTTGGCCGTCTTGCCGGTCTGCATGCCGATGATCTGCGCAGGGCCGCTGATCTGCAGGCCGGCAGCCTGCTCGGCGAGCAGCTCGTACACGCCGAGCTGGTACGTATGCCCCTTCGTCTCGACGTGTCCATCGGAACGAACCGCCGTCTTGCCGGTCTTGAGGTCGGATATTGCGTAGCCGTCCTCCGTGCGCCGCACGCGATCGGTGGTCCCCGTCAGCGCGAGGCCGATATCGGTGATCTCAAGTCGCTCGCACTTCACCTCAACGGCGGCGTAATTCTGCGCGGGGGCAACCTCGGTGCAGTAGCGATCGTGCAGCGCGAGCGCCGTGCGCTCCGCGTCGTCGACCGGATAGTCGTCGTCCCACACGACGTCGTGATCGGGCTTGCGGATGGCGTCCACGGCGGCGCCTGCCGCGTCGTCGGGCTTGATGCCGGCGCCCTCGATCACCGATTGATCGTAGACCGCCGTGGATGCGTGCACGGCGGTTCCAATCTGTGCGGCACCGGTAGTCGGGGTGCGCAGTCCGCGCAGGTGCTTCGCCTCGGCGCGTGCCGGGCAGTCGAGGAAATCGGACAGGGCAGAGGCGCGGATGGTGACGATGTTGTTCATGCCGCCGCCCCCTTCGCCTTCTTGGCCCCGGACCGCGCCCTGCGCTCGTCCTGCGCGCGGCGCTTGTGCTCTGCCTTGGCGCGCTCGTCCAGGTGGCGCAACTGCTGCGCCTGTCCGGGCGTTGCGACCCGCGGAAGCTCGGCCGGGAAGGGCCAGCGGTCGGGGAGTTTCAGCATCACCGCACCTCCAGCCGCGGCGTGGCGTAGCTCGCCGCGCGCACCCGAAAGCACTGCGTCATCACGGGCCTGTTGGCATCGTCGTACAACACCTGCCGGTACATCTTCCCCGGCCCGGTGGACGAGCAGTCGGTGCGCATCGCCTGCGGCTGCTCGACGATCTGCTGCTCGACGGCGGGAGGAACGGCCAGCCAGCCAGCGACGACAGCGCAGAGCGCCGCGACCACGGCGATACGCGCCTTACGCTCGCCGATCGGGGCCGTTGGGGTGGGCTCCTGCGGCTCCGGAAACGCCGGCCGCCAGTCCTTGAGATCCTGCGGCAGCCTCACATCAAGGCCGCGAACGTCGATCGGGAGTTTGTTCATGTGCGCACCAAAACGCTGGACGAGCACTGATTGAGCGCGCGCATCAGGCGGCGAGCCGAAGCGATGTCCAGGCAGTCGATCACCACCACGCCGCCGTCGGCGGTGACCTTCACGCAGTACGCCTTCGAGCCGTCGGAAAGGGCGTCTTCCAGGATCGAAAACTCGTTCGCGGAGTCAACCAGCCGCGATCCAGTGCGCGCTGGCGTGGTGTTACGGGAGAGCGTCTGGGTTGCCATGACAGTCCTTTCGAGTGAGGTGTGACGCGCGTCGCGCGCTACACGCATGGCCCGCACACCGAGCCGACAACAAAGCCGAGCAAAAAGACGATGAACAAGACCAGCCAGTCGAGCGACGCGGGCATCACTAGCTCCTGAGACTGGTTGCGAGGTCAATGAGGGTGTCCCGCGCCCGCGTGCGCAGGGTGAAGGCCGGCGTACCGTCAGCAGCCCGGTCGCCGAACGCGAGGTCGCAGCCCAAATTCGCGGCCCGGATAACTTTCGCAGCAAACGCCCAATCCCTCGCTGCGTCGCCCGTGTGGTCCATCGCCATGTCGTCAAACACGCAGGCAATCGTCTCCAGAACGTTGTCGGTGCCATGTTCGTCCAGCAGCCGCTTGATATCGGTCGCCAGCCGGTCACGCGACCAGATAGGCCGGGTGACCTCGGTAAGGTGGTCGGCGACCGCCTGCGCGATTGCCGGGACTGCTACCGGTGCGTTCATTCTGCTGCTCCCCATGCGTTGTACGGTCCGCCACCGCCGAGCCTCTCCGCTCTCCCCCGCGGCCGTTCCTCCTCCGGCTTGGCCGGTCCCTGTGCTGCTCGGGTGTCACGCGGGGCAGCGGTGACGTGATGGCATTATGCTCCCCCTGCTCAATTTGTACAATCAATCCTTTTTATGTGCTGATAAAAAGATTCTATTGTACAATTTGCGCGAGCCTGCTAACGTTATGACATGACATTCGACGACCTTATCCGAAAGTACCGTTTTGCCGTCGCCGCCAGCAGGGCGACCGGCATTCCTCGCTCGACGCTGTACCATTGGCGGCGTGTCGGCAGCATCCCCGACGCGAAGGCACGTGAAATCCGCCGCATCTGGCGCGAGGAAAAAAAGTGATCCCCCGCCCCGCCCCCGTGTCCGTGCGCCCCTGCCTCCTCCCGGGCCGGCGCGGCTGCCTGCCAGCCCTCGGGGGCGGGGGACAGGGGGATCGGGCATGAACGTCGCCGCCCAGCTCAAGCAGGCCCGCGAGCACGTTCACCGCTCCATCGGCCAGCACGTCCGCCACGCCCGCCAGTACGTCACCGATTCCGTGCGCCGCGCCAAGTGGCTCGCCGAGTGCGAGTCGGCGGTTGCGCTTGGGAAACTCCGCACGGCGCCGGTCGAGGATGAGGTCGGGTGACATGGCGACAGTCTCTTTTTTTGCCCGGAGCCTGTCATTCCGCGCCGTTCCGCGAATCACGGAAGGAGTCAGGACATGACGCAACTTTCGTTGCTGCACGAGTCCATGAGCGAGGCCCTTGGGACGCTCGTAGCGGCGCTGGGCGGGCCGAAGCGCGTCGGTCCGATGCTGTGGCCGGAAAAGTCCGTGGACGCAGCCAGCGGCCTTCTGCGTGACTGCCTGAACCACGGCAGGAAGGAGCGCCTCACGCCCGATCAGGTGATCTACCTGCTCAAGCTCGGGCGGCAGGCCGGGTGCCACGTTGCCATGCGCTACCTGGCCGGCGAGTGCGGCTACACGGCGCCGGAGCCCGTCGAGCCGGAGGACGAACTGGCGCGGCTTCAGCGGGAGTACATCGACGCGACCCATGTCCTCGCCTCGCTCGTGCCGAAGATACAGGACGTAGAGGCGCGCATCAGGGCGGTGAAGTGATGGACGACCGCATCACCTGCCGCCTGTGCGCCGAGCTTCGCGGCTCCGACCGCGGCGAAATGCTTTGCCGGTCCCGGCTAGTCAACGGCAAGGCTCGGGCGCATGCGCCGTGTCTGGACCTTCCCCGGCGCTGCGAGGGGTTTCGGCCGATGCGGCACGCGGAGGATGCGAGGGACGGGGTGCAGCGGTGGCCGGGGTTGGTGGTGGCATGAGCGACGTCCGCTACACGGCCGAGCGGCTGATGCAAATCGGGGCTGCGTGCAGGCAATTGCCGCCGCCTTTTGCCGAGTTCCACGCCGACGACGTTCTGCGCTACGGCTCGGCGTGGCAAGAGGAGGTCCGCCAACTCCGCGAGCGCATCGCCGAGCTGTCCGCAGAACTGCGCCGCGTAGAGTCGTTGGCGGCAGACGCGGAAAAGCTGCGCGACTGGATGACGGTCGACGCAACGTGTCCGTGCTGTCTCGAAACTGATGAGTGCTTGGATGATTGCACGTTTGAAACTGACTGCCCTCGCGATTATTACCGGATGAGCAATGTCCGCGAGGTATTGAAGGGATTGCGACATGGACGGTAAGCCACAACGCAACCAGGGCCGCGGCAAGCGCATGGCCGGCGTCCCGAGCATCAGCGTCCTCGCGCTGCAAGCTCTTGAACAAGTCGTCCCCCGCGGCCAGATGGCGAGCGCGCAGCAGGTGCATGAGTACATGCTCACGCACTTGCAGAAGGAAATGGCCGGCCGGGAAATCTTGATAGATGCCGTCCGCGTCAGCCTCAACCAGCACGTCCCCCGCGGCCTCGTCGAGTGCGTGGCCCGCGAGAAGGGGCCGAAACTGTGGATTCGCACGGTGCGGATGTGGAGCATTACGCCGCCCGCGGCCTCCATCCGTGCCTGTGCCGCGACCCAGAACATCGGATGGTGGGTCGACGCCGACCTCATGGCCTACGTGGTGCCCTGCCGGGTGCCGTCCATGGCTGCCCGTCGGTCTGCGTGCCGGCTCGTGGTGAGGCCGATACCGATGGGGCGCAGGCTCGTGGAGGAGGATATGGCGGAGGCGTCCGCATGACCGACGCCGAGCGCGAGCAGGCAATCGAGTTGGCGAAAGAGGCAATGCGCCGCGCCGCCGAAACCGGGAACTGGAAACTCGCGAGGCAGCACCAGAACGCGATGCTTGAGCTAATCCGGGGCCGGTCGGATCTGCGGGTGGCGGTGATGGAGCAGGAGCGGGGGCTTACATGAACACCCGCGACCGCCAGCTCGAAACCGTCCGCGACATCAGCAACGAGTACGAGCAGCAGGTACTCGGCATCCTGCTACAGTTCCCCGATCAGTGGGACCGCGTCGGAACCGCGCTCGGGGATGAGGACTTCGGCAGTACTCCGCACCGGCTGATCTTCCAGGCAATCGCCGACTGCTGGGAGGTCGGCGACACGGTCGACGCGCTGATCGTCTGCGACCGGCTGGACCGTGCCGAGAAACTCAACGTAGTGGGCGGGCTCACCTACGTGGCAGGGCTCGCGCAGGCCGTCTCCGCACCCGCGAACCTGATGCACTACGTGAAGCGGGTTCGCGACGCAGCCATCATGCGCCGCCTACGCGCCGCCGCGCAGCAGATCGACGCACTTGCTTTCCAGCCCGGCGCCGACCCCGTACAGGTCGCCGACGAGGCCGAGGAAACGATCCTCAAGGTGCTGGACCGCGAGGCGTCTCAGGTCGAAACCATCGACTTCGCCGATGCCGTCGACCAGGCCGAGCGGTGGCTCGACAACCCGACGAAGGGCCTGACGACGGGATTCCCCGCACTCGACAAGCTGACGGGCGGCCTCAAGGCCGGCGAGCTCGTCATCGTGGCCGGGCGCCCGAGCATGGGCAAGTCGAGCCTGGCCATGGTGATCGCCGAGCACGTCGCCCGCACCGATCAGGTCGTCGTGTTCTCGCTGGAAATGTCGAGCCGGCAGATCGGCGCTCGAGCACTGGCCTACCACCGGGCACAGCAGGGCAACGACAAGGCGCGGGCCTACTTGAAGGCGCTACGGCTGCGCGTGAACGACAGCGCGGCCATGACCATCGGCAGCCTGCGCCTGCGCCTGCGTCGCCACAAGCGCCAGCACGGCCTCGCGCTGGTCGTCGTGGACTACCTGCAACTCATGTCGGGCCCGGCCGGCGCCGAGAACCGCACGCAGGAAATCGCGGCGATCAGCCGCGGGCTCAAGGCACTCGCCAAGGACATGCAGTGCTGCGTGCTGGCGGTCTCGCAGTTGTCGCGTGGCCCCGAGAACAGGACCGACCATCGGCCGCTGCTGTCGGATCTGCGCGAATCTGGACAGGTCGAGCAGGACGCCGACCTCGTGATGATGGTCTACCGCGACGACTACTACACGGAGGACAGCCCGTGGGCCGGCATCGTGGAAGCCATCGTCCGCAAGAATCGCGACGGGCAGACGGGGACGGTGTACCTCGGCTGGCAGGCTGAGTTCGCGAGGATGTACCACTACACGGGCGCGCTCCCCGAGAAAGAGTCGCCCCGAAAATCGCGCCGCGTCGGCACCGTGCGTGCGGACCAGTCATACGGAGATCACCGGGCATGAATTGGTACAAGCGTCACCTGGGCGACTACGCCAAGGACACCCCGCATTTGTCGATGATTGAGCACGGCGCCTACACGCTGCTTCTCGACTTCTACTACTCCGCAGAAACGGGCCTGCCTGCCGACATGCAGTCCCTCTATCGACTGTGCCGGGCCATGAACAAGGCCGAGCAGGCTGCAGTCAAGTCGGTCGTCGATGCGTTCTTCCCGATAGGTCCGGACGGCCAGCGGCACAACAAACGGGCCGACAAGGAAATCGCGAAACTGCGCGCACGCGGCGACCTGAGTCGCGAGTTTGGGATGCTCGGAGGTCGGCCGAAGCAATCCCAACCGGAAACCTCAAAGGTTCTCAATCAGGAAACCTTGAAGGTTACCGAAACAGAAACCTCACAGGTTATTCCGTCGGAAACCTTAGGGGTTTACATTTCAAAAGCTATCCCAGATACCAGATACCAGAAGCCAGAGAAATACCTCCCCCCTACCCCCCTCGCTGACGCGAAGGGGGCGGGCGAAAAACCGCCGCAAGCGTCGGAAAAGCGCCGACGACGAGCGCCGCTTACCGAGGCTCCGGCCGAGTTCGCGCTGCTCGACGGCGACTACGATTGGGCTAACGGCATCGGGCTCGACGACGCCACCGTGACCCACGAAACCGCCCGCTTCCTCAACCACGCCAAGGCTCAGGACCGCCGCTGTGCCGACTGGCGAGCAGCATGGCGGAACTGGATGCTCAAGGCCGTCGAGTTGCTCGGCCGCAAGCCGGGGAAAGCAGCATGACCAACCGCCCCACCTACCGCTGCGTCGTCTGCTTAAGTCCAGCGATCAAGGTCGCCACCTGGACCACGCAGGCGGGGCACTTCGTCCGCGTCAACTGCCGGGCCCACGGCTACGTCACGACGCTCGACGGCCAGATCCACGGCCAGCCAGAGCGCTCCGGGACCGCACGCACCGGCAACGTGACGCCGCCGCCGTTCGCGACGGGCTATCGCTGGTTTTTTCGCAGGGGTGGAGAGTGACCCCGACCCAGCGCTCCCTCGCAGCCCTGCGACAAGCCGGCTACCTGCCCGCCGTCGTCGAGAGGTGGAACCCGCACGCCCGAATCCGGCAAGACCTCTGGGGCTTCGCCGACATCCTCGCCATCCGCGAAAACGAGGTGCTCGCCGTGCAGGTAACCTCCGGCTCCAACGTCGCCGCCCGCATCCGGAAAATCACCGAGCACGAGAACCTGCCGGCCGTGCGAAAAGCCGGCATTCGCGTCGAGGTCCACGGCTGGCGAAAGCTCAAGGCGGGCTGGGCGTGTCGGGTCGAGGATCTGTCGTGATTTGCCTCGCCCTGCTCCTATCCCTGCTCGCCCCCCTGCAGGCCGCCGCAGCCCTGTCCTGCGCCGACCTCGCGTCCGTTGCCCAAGCCGCAGCCCTGGCCCGAGCAGCAGGCGAGGCCGAGGACAGCCTTTCCGCCCGGATCCCCGACATCGTCGCCCATCTGCTGGCCGACGGAGACACCGCCTCCGCGTCCGAGATCGAGGCAGCACGGCAGCTCGCGCTCATCACCTACCGCGCCAGACTGTCGGCCCGAGACGCCGCCCGACGAACCGCGCAGCAGTGCGGAGGCAAAACGGCCTGATAGACTTTGACTATTGAAACTTCCGGTTTGATAGGGCAGCATGCGGCCGGTCACGTCAACCGGTTACCGAAGTTTCATGGGCGCTCCGGTAGGAAACCAGTTTGCACACAAGGCACGCATCTGGACCGATGCGATCAAGCGTGCGCTTGAGCATCGGTCGAAGGGCGATCAGATCAAGGCACTCGATGACCTTGCCGAGAAGCTGCTGCAGCAGTGCGACATCGGCGACATGGTCGCGCTCAAGGAACTTGGCGACAGGCTGGAGGGCAAGCCGATGCAGGTTATCCTGGGTAGCGGCGAAAACGGCGAAGTGGTCGTTAAATGGCTCGGGTCGTAACGATACCGTACCGACCGAGAGAACAGTTCTCCGGCTACCACGGCCGGACGCAGCGATGGGCCTGCCTCGTCGCGCATCGTAGGGCAGGCAAGACGGTAGCCTGCATCAACGATGTGATTGCTCGCGCCGTCAAGGAAGGCAAGAACGACGGCCGGTACGCCTACATAGCCCCGTTCTACTCGCAAGCCAAGTCGGTAGCCTGGGATTACCTGCTGCGCTACTCCGAGCCGATCCAGCGCGCCAAGAATGCTTCGGAGCTATGGGTTGAGCTGCTCGGTGGGCAGCGGGTACGCCTTTTCGGGGCAGACAACGCGGACGCCCTGCGCGGCAACTATTGGGACGGGGTGGTCTGCGACGAGTACGGGGACTGGCGCCCTAGCGTGTACGGGTCGGTCATCCGACCGGCGCTCGCGGACCGCAACGGCTGGTGTACGTTTATCGGGACGCCGAAGGGGCATAACGGCTTTTACGACGTCTACAAGCAAGCCGCGAACGATCCTGCGTGGTTCAGCCAAGTCTTGAGGGCCAGCGAGACGGGCCTGCTGTCTCAGGAGGAACTGGTCGATTCGGCCCGTTCCATGAGCCGCGACCAGTACGAACAGGAGTTCGAGTGCTCGTTCGAAGCGGCTATCCAAGGCGCGTATTACGGCCGCGAATTGGCGCAGGCTGAACGCGAGGGGCGGATTTGCAGCGTCGCGTATGACCCGGAACTGCCGGTCTACACGGCGTGGGACTTGGGCTACCGCGACGATACGGCTATCTGGTGGTATCAGGTCGTCCGTGACGAGGTGCATGTCATCGACTTCCATGCCTCAAGCGGGCAGACGGTGGCGTTCTACGGCGATCTGATCCGCTCCAAGCGATATGAGTACGCGCTGCACTGGCTCCCTCACGACGCACGCGCCAAGACGCTTGCAAGCGGCGGCAAGAGCATCGTAGAGCAGTTGGCCGAGTTCCTGAGCATCGGGTCTATGCGCATCGTGCCTAACCTCGACGTGCAGGACGGCATCCAGGCGGCGCGGATGATGCTGCCGAAGACGTACTTTGATGCCGAACGGTGCGACGACGGCCTAGAGGCGCTCAAGCAATACCAGCGCGAGTACGACGAGGACAAGAAAGCCTTCCGCGAACGTCCCCGGCATGACTGGACCTCGCACCCGGCCGATGCCTTCAGGATGTTGGCGGTTGCATGGCGCGAGGCTGAAAAGCCGGAGGACAAGCCTGCGCCTGTGCGCTCGCTGGTCGTCGGGCAGAACACGGTCACGCTGGACGACCTATGGAACGAACACGTACGCACATCGCGGAGGGTGGCATGACGGCAGTCTACGAAGGCGGTAACCCGAAGAACATAACGGCCACCGGCACGGTAGATACGGGTGGCGGCACGCTGCTCGGCTTCTACGTCAATTCCACGACTAGCGGCACGCTGGTACTGCGGGATGGCGGGGCTAGCGGGACGGCTCTTAGCGGGACGATCACCCCGGCCGTGGGCTTCCATCGCTTCCCGGCGAGTTACGGTACTGACCTTCACGCCACGATAGCCAATACGCTTGACGTGACGTTTTTCTACTGTCCGGGTTGATAGGCCGTGGCTGAAAAACCTCGCGTATCGTCCGAAGTGCAGCGTTGGCTAGACTGCATCGCTCAGTACGACCGCGAGTTCAAGAAGTGGGAATCGCGCACCGACCGAATCATCAAGCGCTACAAGGACGACGGGCGCAAGGTAGACGACGGAACGGTCAAGTTCAACATCCTCTGGAGCAACGTTCAGACGCTGGTTCCGGCTGTTTTCTCCCGCCTTCCTCAGCCTGACGTAAGCCGGCGATTTCGGGACAACGATCCTGTAGGCCGGGTGGCGAGCCTGCTGCTAGAACGGGCGCTTGATTTCGAGATCAAGCATTACACCGATTACGCCGAGTCTCTCAAATCGTGCGTGCTTGACCGCTTCCTCGGCGGCAGGGCCACGGCATGGGTGCGGTACGAACCGCATTTCACGACGCCTGAGCAGCACGCGGACGGGCTCCAGGTCACTGAGGATGCCGAGGTAGAGGGCGAGACGGAGGAAGCCGAGGAGCTAGAGTACGAATGCTCCCCGGTTGACTACGTTCACTGGCGCGACTTCGGCCACACGATAGCGCGGACCTGGGAGGAAGTGACTGCGGTCTGGCGCGTGGTCTACATGGGCCGGCAGGCGCTTGTCGAACGGTTCGGCGAGGACATCGGCAACAAGATACCGCTAGACGCGAGCCCCGAGGAACTGAAGCGTTCCAAGATGGCCGGCAGCACGGATCGGGATCAGGCGTGTATCTACGAGATTTGGGACAAGAGTACCAAGTCGGCTTTCTGGATCAGCAAGAGCCTTGGCGAAGTGCTGGACGAACGTCCGGACCCGTTGCGGCTGGAGGGCTTTTTCCCCTGTCCGCGTCCGATGTACGCGACGATCAGCAACGAGTCGCTAGTCCCTGTTCCTGACTTCTATTTGTACCAGGATCAGGCCGTCGAGCTCGACACGCTGGCGGACCGCATCGACGGGCTTATCCGGGCGCTTCAAGTCAAGGGCTGTTACGACGCGAGCGTTCCTGAACTGGCAAGGCTGTTCTCCGAGGGCTTTAACACGCAGATGATCCCGGTCAAGAATTGGGCTGCGTTTGCGGAAAAGAACGGGCTAGACGGGGCGCTGTCGCTTGTGGACCTTGCGCCAATCGCGAAGGCACTGGAACAGTGCTACCTCGCGATGCAGCAGGTCAAGCAACAGGTGTTCGAGATTTACGGCCTGTCGGACCTCGTGCGCGGCGCGACCGATCCCAACGAGACGCTCGGGGCGCAAGAACTCAAGGGGCAATACGCCAATCTGCGGCTTCGGCACATGCAGCACGAGGTTGCCCGGTTCGCGACTGACCTGCTGAAGATCAAGGCGCAGATCATGTGCGGCTACTACCGGCCGCAGACGATTGCGACGATTGCCGCGGCTGCGCAGTTGTCGCCCGTGGATCAGCAGGTAATCCCGCAGGCCATGCAATTGCTGATGGGGTCGCGTGCGATGGACCCGGCAGCGCCGCAGGGGCCGAATCCGCTGCGATCCTTCCGCGTCGAGGTGTCGGCCGATTCGCTGGTGCAGATCGACGAGAACGCCGAGAAGCAGGGGCGCGTCGAGTTCCTGACGGCTGTGGGCGCCTTCTTGGACAAGGCGATACAGGCCGGCACGGTTGCGCCGCAGATGACTCCGCTCCTGATGGAGTTGCTCAAGTTTGGCGTGACGGGCTTCAAGGTCGGCAAGAGCATTGAAGGCAGCTTCGACGAGACAGCCGAGCGGCTCAAGCAGGCGTCGCAGCAGCCGCAGGGCATACCGCCCGAGATACAGAAGCAGATGCAGGAGGCGCAAGCGCAGTTGCAGGCCGAGTCCGAGCGGCTTACGCAGGAGCGGCAGAAACTGGAGGGCGAGCGCACGCAGCACGCGGTAGAGAAGATCGCGCTCAAGGCGGAGAAGGACGTGTTTGGCCTTCAGAAACAGGCGACAGAGCAGGCTCTCAAGAAAGAGGCCGAGGTCGAGGAAATGGGGCGCGGGTTTGAGCAGGAGCGGATGCGCATGGCCGAGGAAGGCGCGAAGGAACGCGAAGGCGCTGTGCAGCAGGCTTACAAGGCTGTTGATACCGGCATGTCCGAGGTAGCGAAGATCACTCAGCAGCAAGTTCAGGTGGTCGAGCAGATGGCGGCGAACATCGTGGCGTTGAACGATGCCATAACCGCGCTGGCGCAGGCTGTAAAGGGCTCGAGGCCCGTCAGCGTAGACGTGGAGTCCGGGACGGATGGTCGGGCAGCAGCGCACCGGGTCAAGTACGGGGACGGCGAGGAGCGCGTCATTCCAATTCGGAGGAAGGCGTGAATACGTTGACGAAGTGGAATCTGAAGATTGGGAGTGCGTTCCTTGGGCTCCAATTCGTCGCTACCGGACTGTATTCGGTGTT